GTGGTTCTGGTATGTCTGCAAGTTCTGGAATATTTACATTTCCTGCTACTGGGATGTATTTGTTAATGTGTAGACTGCGATTTTTTGCTGATGCTGACATACAATCTATAAGACTTATGGGTATGACTAAAAAGAGAAACTTTGGTCTTGGTGCTAGACAATCAAGAACTGCTGGTAAAGCTGCTTTCTTAGGTGGAGTTGCAGAAGCTGGTAGTACTTATGGTACTTTTAGAGAAAGCACCAAGAAAAGAAAGGTTATTACATAATGGTTTTTAAACCTACCAGACAGCAGACTCAGGGAATATCTAATACCAATATTGTACAGGCTACAGGATTAAGAGAAATGGCTAGAACATTTTCTCAAATAGGTAATGCAGTTGGTAATGTTGCTAAAGCTAGAAGAAGCACAGAGTTTTCAAATGCTATGTTAGATGCAGAACTTGCTGGAAGACAGGCAGTAACCAGAGACGGAGATGGTAAATTAAGACCATTAAACAATCTTGATTGGGATTCAGGTCTTATCTACACAGAAGATGCAAACAGAGCTAAAGAAGTATTCAAAAGGACTGCAATCAATACATATTCTACTGCACTTAAAGTAGATACTGAAGAGTTTGCTACAAATCTATTTAATGACAATGTTCGTGATCCTGATGCCATAATAGAAGCTGGTGATGCTTATATGCTAAACCTAAAACAAAATCTTGATCCAGAAGTCTATAATGCTATAGAGCCTAGTTTACAAACATCTTTTATTAACAAAGTCAGTACAGCAAAAGCAAATCTAAGAACTTTTGTACAAAAAGAAACTGAGACAAATGCAAAGTCTCATTTAAAATTTATTACCAATGAAACTGCTAACTTACTGGCTATAAATGCAACAACTGGAACTGACTTTAATCAAGATATAGAACTTCGTCTAAATGAACTAAATAATGAAAAAGAAAAGTTAAGAGATGATTTTGAAGCTGCTGGATACACTCCTTCACAAATAGATGATATATTTAAAGGTACTCAACAATTTGTACAAGAAAGAGTTTCTACTGAATATATTAAACACTTTTGGAATGAAAGAGATCAAAATATGCCAATGGCTCTTGAAGAAATTGAAAGGGTTAAAGCATCATTAAAAGGTAATCCAGATATAGACATTTCAAGAATTGAAACTGTTATGAAACAGTCTTTAACTTCAGAATGGAATATTCAAAATGAAAAGAAAAAGATATATGACAGAGAACAAAAAGCAACTTATGGCTCTGCAAGACTAGACATATATTTAGGAGAAATAACAAGCAAAGAACAAATAACAGAATTAGTTGATGCTTCAGGAAATCCTTTAAATGATGATTACCAAGCTAGTTTACTGGCTTTATTTGGTGATGGTGGAACTAAAGCATCAAAAGCTGCTCAAGATAAATTAATAGCAAGACAGTCTAGTGTTTGGAGAGAAAATGCAAAAGCCATGATTGCAGAGCTTGAAACAAATCCTGAAAATCGTCCTGAAAAAATTAATAAACTAATGGAACATATAAAATTTGGTAAACAGAAAAACTATGATTTAGTTCCAGGCTATGAATGGGGTACTTTCTATGGACAATTTATTGGACTTCAAAAAAAGTTTTGGGATGAAAAAATAAAAGAAGGCAACGATGTATTCATGGCAAATGTTGAACATGAAATGCATGAAAATGCAGAATACTTTCGTGATCCAGGCTATTTCAGGGAACTAACTGATTATTTAATTGAAAATAAAATAATAGGTGAAGGTGATGGTGTATATAGCTCAATATCTACTTGGTCAGGCAAAGTAGATGATTATGCTTTAAGATGGCAGAAAAATGAAGAAAAGTTATTCAAACATACTAAAGCACTTGAAAATGCACGAGCTGGAGCTTCTAACAATATAAATGATCTTGTAACCATAGATGGATATGTAAGTAAAGTTGTAGTAAATGGAAAAACTGAAAACTTAGATATGATGAGCAGTAATCCAGATATAGCAAAAGCAAGCCAAGAAGCTATTATACAATTTAGCATAGAGTATAATACTGTACACGATCAGCTTAAAACATTATTAAACCAGTTCCATAACATTGAAGATGAAGCTACTTACAAAACTGTGCTTGCAACTTATACAAACATCATGGAAGGATTCAAAAAGAAAAAAGGTAAACTTAGATACGATCAAGGATACCATAGAGGAATTAGTTATTTTGAAGCTAATGGTGTTGATACTGGCATAATGGAATATGCTCGTATAGTTCCTTTTGAAACTGCACAAAAAATGTTTGCTACATTTAGAAGCCCTAATGCACAGAGGATAGAAAACAACATATCCACTAATGGAGAAGATGAAGACGTATATCTTAAAAGGATTATGAATGAAGCAACAGATGAAGAAAGTATGTTTTCTTGGATTGTTTCAGGTGCAACTGCTGGACTATATGACCCTGATGACATAAGCCCTTATCAAAGAGAATTAGTAAATAGATTTAGACAACAGAGTGGTGGGCTGAGTTTAAATAAAGCTATCTTTGATTATGACACTCAATTATTTACCTTAATGTCAAACATCATAAAATCAAAAATTATACATAAACAGGTTGATAATAGTGTTTCAGGACACAAACAAGCAGTTATATCAACAATGGGAGAACTTGGTGATAACATAGGTTTTTCAGAAACAGAAGATGGAACTGTATACCTATCATTACATCCATTCATGCAGGAGTTTCAAAAAGAAATGCCTGCAAATTTTGAACTAACTCCTGAGAGTGTATTTCAACACATAAGAGATACATTCAATAATATGCATGATGCTAATGGTGTTCTTTGGAGCAATGAAGCAAGAGAACTTTTTGAAGAAGGAAAGTTTATACTAATTCCTAATGAAACATACGGCAAACAAGTAGACTATAAAGTATTTGTAAAAGATAAGTATGGCGCTCAATATTTGCTTTTAGATAACTATAGATACGATTATAAAACATCAAGAGATCAAAAAGCATATAAAAAGGCATTTGAAGAGTTTAGAGATAAAAGCAACATTAAAAAAATATGGTCAGCATTGCCTGGAATGGATGACGTTATATTTAGAGGTCAGGTAAAAAAATGGCAATCTACCTACAACTCAACAGGAGTTGTAAAAGAAATAATTGATGCTTATAACTTTTTAGGTAACACATTAGGTGGATATAACTTTGAACCTATTGATCCTGAAAATGCTGAAATAACAGATGATGAATGGCAGTTATTTTTTAGTAGTTTTCTTTCTTTAGGTATTAAGTAATGGATTTAGAATTTTTTAAACCACATACAAGTTTTAATACTTATAATGCTCCACCTAAACAACTGAGTTCAAAACAGCTTATACAAAAAGACATACAGGAAAATATGTCTGATGTTGATTACGGACCTCATTTAGGACTAATGGATGCTATCAACGATCAAAGTGTACAGGTATTTACACATGACGGAAGTGGGAACTGGGGTAGAGCATTTAGACAATTTAATTTTATAGAAGGATTATATAGACTTTCGGTAATGGGTCAGTATGAAGATGTAGAAGGTTTTGATCCTATAGCTCATCCTGCAATGGAAAATATACCTGAAATGGACAGGTACAGATTTATTAATGCTGGCAGTGAGGGAGAGCTTCTTAAAAAAATAGATTACTACAGGTCTGATCTTGAAGACATGGAAATGCTTATGTCAGGTCCAAGTCTATATCCAATACTTTCAGCTTCTTTAGCAACTCCAACAAGCTTTGCTCCTTTAGCTCCTTTAAAATTTATGAGATCAGGGTCTGTATGGAAAAGATTTGCTGGTGGTGGAATATTTACAGCTGCACTTATAGCTCCTGAAGAGCTTTTGTTAGCAGGAACTATAGAAAGTAGAGATATAGGTCATGCAGTGTTATCAATGGGTGCTGGTGCAATTATAGGGGGAACGTTAGCCTCTGCTTTGGGAGGTCCTAGTAAAAGTTTATTATCTGGGACTAGCTCAACAAAAGAACCAATTCCAAGATCAGCTGGAGCAGCAGCAAATCCAAAATTTGCTAGAGACACAGGTCGTCTTACGATGGAGGGGGATGCCTTAGCTGAAACTGGAGTTGGTATAGAAAAGCTAGGATGGAATCCTGTTACACGACTTTTAAAAAGTGATAATTTTATAGTTAGAAAAATCGTTCCACAGTTAGTTGATATAGGTGGATTGATACAAAAGAAAGTAAAACAAAAAGCTTCAGAAACAGATCAATCTATTGAATCTACATTTAGAGCAAGGTGGATACCTGGTCTTTTAGATTCAATCAAATCTATTGATGTACAATACTTGGCTTATAGAAATATTGTAGCAAAGAAAGGTGACATAAGCAGATCATTGCAAATGTTAAGAATACAAGCAAGTGACTTAGTAGGCAGAAGAACTAACTTTATGACTCAGGCAGAGTTTAGACAAAGAGTTGCCTATGCTATGAGAAGAGGTGACAAAGACCCTGTAAATGATGAAGCTACAACTTTTGTTAATAAAGCAGCAGTTGATTTAAGAAAACACTTTGATGACATAAAAGATGAAGCTACAAACGTTAAACTTTTTGAGAGACAGGCACAA